CTAATACATCAGTCTCTCTTCCATCCATCTTTTGGATAGCACCGAAGGACAGTTCAAGGTTCTTGTAGTTTACTAAGCCATTGTTAAACTCATTGAGTTTGTTTACGTTGGTCTCAGGGTTGTATACACCACTATAGGTGATGTCAGCTATACGTCTTGATTCTTTATAGTCTTGTGCTGCTACTGTCGTTACCCTATTACCTAGATTGAAGTCTCTACCTACAATAGAGTCTCTTATCTTGTAGCTCTCTGCACCATTGCCAAAAGAGAAACAGTTGAAGAAGTCTGTCTGTATGATAGCCGGTATGCCTAATGCTATGTCCTGTGATTGATCACCTGTTGCACCATTGGATAAGTGATTGCCGTTTGCATCAATAGGGAAAGATAAGTTATTCTCATAGAACACATCTGGTAATGTATCCAATGGCATCGTTTCAAAGATAAAAGGATTTACGATGGTTGATTTAAAGATATATCCAGACCATACTGTTGAAGCTGAATCTATATTTGGAAACCAAGTATAACATTCTTTTAATCCTCTTATTCTTAAAATTAATTTCTGAGTAACAGAATCCCTTTCAAATCTTAATATAACATCATAATTACTGTCATAGCCTGGGATAGGTGGATTTGGTAATGGACCATATACTGCTAATCCAGGTATAAGATTAAAACTTGCTCCTCCAAAATATTCAGACCAACGATAATTATTAAAAAGACTTTCAATATTTTCTCCTACAAACCAATCATAAAAATTATTATAATCAAAAGAGGATACTATAATTTTATCCAAATTGTTATTAAATTCTGCCGATCTTGTATTGCATCCTATATGAAAACCATTTTGATTTACACCGCAATCAATCCAAAATCTCATAGAACTTCCAGCAGGAATATCAAAATCAATATAATTTCCAGGATTTGCAGGGTCTGGCAAATTTAAAAGCAACTCTCCTTCAAAATAATTTGTTTGTGAACTATCTTGAATAATTTCTCTATATTCAGTTACACTTGTAGTGTTTGCATAAACTTCAGTAGAAGATATTTTCATATATACTCCTGCCGGAGAATTTGTGCCTACCGCTCCTGATTGTTTGGCTTCTTTTTCTAATACTGTAACATAAACACATTGAGTAGTAGGACCGGAAGAATCTGCCTTTACAATTAACCTATCTCCAACTTCTACCTTCCTTGCATTTTCTCCTTCTAAAAGAAAATATATATCATTATTTGTTGTTGAACTAAAATATGTTTGAGAGTATATTGTCTCATATCCTGCCATGTCAGCCTTACAAGTAAACTTATATCTTTTAGCCCAAGGTGGAGCTATCTGTGTCGTTGGTATAGTTACTTTAATAGAATTAGCAAATCTTGAATATTCACATGGAACAAATACAGTGTTATTAGGGCTACAAAATGTTGTGGTGGCTCTATTAAACTCATCCATGTAAACAATACCAATCTCATATCCCCTGTTACTATGTAAACTTTTTGGCGCACCTAAACTTGAATAAAAAGCATCATAACTTATTATTTTATAATATTCATAAAATGATTGAGTTATACTTGCCGGATTATTAACATATCGCATTGCCAAAAAAGATAATTCAATAATATCAGACGAAGGATATGTTGTTATTTTAATAGCTTCTCCAGGAACATCAATACCGCTTTCATATTTTATAAAAGCATCTAAAGTTAAAGGTAAAGCACAATTGAACCTATCAGTAAGAGTATTTCCATCACAAGAATTATTTCCTCCTGGGATTGGATTATACACAACTTGTATGTTACCACCTGGTAATGAAGTTCCTATAGCATTTAAAAACTCTGTACTAATAGCAAAATCATAAACAGATGTATAGTCGTTTTGAAGATATATAGAAAAAGGAATAGTAGTATCTGGCGTTTGTTCTGTATGAGTTATAGCAGCTCCGGTAAATGAATCGTGAGTTATTACTACATTAAATTCTATTAAAGCCCCTTGTACTAAATTAAATCCGGCTAAATCAAGATGTATTGAAGAATTGGCTACAGTATGAGATATATCTATATTATAGGTAGTATCACTTAAAAATGTAGGTATTTCTAATGTATTTATTTCTTTATATTCCAACTGTGTATAATAGTCCATTCTCGTAGGCACGTCATAACCATCAACATAGTTGCCATACATCAACCTGTTGCCCATAATAGTCTGAGCCTTTGCAAGCCTTGGCACATTGTCGTACAGCCTCAGTAACTCTGACTCAGAAAGAATAGTAAAAATTTTACTATTATTAAAAAAATACGAATAAGTAGTATTGTCGGAAAGCCCTGCTGCCACCTTGTCGATCTTCTCAATTACCTTAATTATATTATTTGTCGCTTGCTTGAACAATAAATCTATACCAACAACTAAAGGTCCACCTGAATCATAAAAAATATCTACCGCATTATATTCATTCACCATGCCCTCGTTCAGATAGCTATCCGGACTGAAGTTAAATGACTGTGGTACGAATGCTGGCTCAGACCATTGTGACGTAGCACTGTATTCACCATCAGCATACTTATACCTGTAAGCAAAGCAGATAAACCTGTCACTTAAATAATTCTCTTGACCTATAGTATTTAATAGCGTTATTGATGGAGATGTTACCGGTGGCTTCTTAATAACTAAAATAGATTCCGCTAATATAGCAGGCTGACCATTATAGTCAATGCCTGCTCCATTAGGGTTGTCATAGTTACGGTTAATATTTATAAATCTTGGTTGGTTATAATCATCAGTCCAAAAGATAAGATTCTCAATCATATCAACACCTGTTATCAGATATTGTGGATTGAAATTCAACGTAGTATTAACACCACCACCATCGTCAACACTGACAATGTGATAGGTCAATATCAAAGTAGAAATGTTATAAGACACTACCAGATCTAACTTACCGGTATTGGATGCGGTAAAATTGGGGTCATGCACAAACCAATAGATTGTTTCTCTCGCACTATCATCAATTGCTCCTATACATCTTGCTTTTGTACTCAATGGGGTGCCATCAATATATGTCAATGTTGTCAACGGCAAGTTCCCTTTCGTGTTTTCAATGACACCAACCTCTGACTTTTCGGTGGATCCCATTCTGACATTCATTGCGTCTATGTATTCCCCTTCAGGAACTACACGCTCATCGAATGTCTTATTCATTTTGCCTAAAACAAAATTCCTAGTAAAATTTGCCATGTCTTATTTTATTACTTTATCCAATCCTCTGAGGTTCATCAATAACCTGCCAGGGTGCATATTACTTATTCTTATCTTGGCATTGCGCAGTAAAGCACCTCTCTCCTTTCTCGCTCTCGCCACAATGTATTCCTGAACGCCTACCTTAGAGTTTAGTATCTCATATCTTATATACGCATACACATACTGCTCAAACAATTTATTTACGCTTATGGCAGAGTTGTCACCATTCTCCATACCATCAGAGACATACTCAAGTATTATGGTGTGTCCTGCTACATGAGAGTCAAAGTTTATCACACCTGCTTTCTTGTCAACATTAAAAGTAGGGTTGAAGTTAGCTGTCTCTGTATTAAGACCTACTCTGTCACCAATACCATAATCGAAATACCACATCCCATCAACACACCAACCTTCCTGACCATTAAACTGATTACCTTGATTCAGGTAGATGCTCTTCTTTGTCTTTTTAATTCTGTCATAGTCAATGTTTGAGAACTGTGGCTCAAGGATATTACCGTTTTGGTCGAATAAAATATTACAGTTGTGGTCTTGAAGATAAGCCCTTGATGACAACGTCTGTATATTCTCTGTCAATGGTCTTAGCCATCCATCTTTGTATAATGATATCCTAACCCAATTCACATAGTCCGGAGGAAGAACATATCTTAGTTGATCGCATACACTAAGCTCTAATACTTTTATTTCTTTAAAAGCATCATAATTCAATTCTTGTATTGCTCTTTTAGCATGAAACAGAATTTTATATCGTTCTTCATTATTTACCAAAGAATGATTGCCGGTGTACATCAGCATGAAATTATTTACAATATCCTGTAAACTTACATATTGATAGGAACCCCAATTAGCATCTTGTGGAGCATTGCCATTATTGGTGTAATATTGAAACGGAGATATGTACGGCATAATAATATGTTATTGTTGTTGACTGAATGTGGGTTGTTCGTGCTGCTCTTGAGCCATACCAAACTGCGTAAGTTCATTCTCTCTTATAGACATACCACAGTATTGTAGTATCTTCATGGCTAACTTATACTCATCCTCCAAAGGAAGCTCAAAGTCTTGGTAATCTAATTGTGTTTGATCAAACACAGGCTCTCCATTGGCAAGTGTAATATAAGTCCATTTGGGATCTTTTGGATACCTGAAGTAAACTGTATTGATAGCACCGTATCCTTTAATTGTATTTGGATAAATAGAAAATATGTTGTTTGACATTGTATATGCCGGATACATATTTGAAGGTGCTGTAAGTAGCGAAGCATTAAGCATTGTTATCTTACCTACAGATACCTTCTCTGCTTCAGAAACGGAAGAGGCAGAATATATGGCATAGTTCTGACCTATAATAGAAAATATATTATCAGATATATTTAATGTCGTATTATTAACCACAGCGGTAACAGTAGCAGAAAGATATGTATTGAGATTAACTACAATATCTCCTACAGATACGCCTAATGTATTATAGTTTACTAATGGGTCAATCAAAGTATAAGGTGGCAAAGTATTACTATTAACACTTGTAACCAACAACTTTGTATAACATAAAACCTTGTTTATCAAGTAGTAATCATTTCCTACAGTTATTGTAGAAGGAGCATAAAACTGATTGGTTACTATACCAGATGGTGTAAATACCGGAATTATAAAATCAGAAGTCAAAAATGTCTCCATTGTCTCAGCAATGGGTTGCTCTATATCCGCATAGTCTGTTCCGGACATACGAGCATTCTCCATGTTTATAACCTTGTTGTAATTGCTGAAGTATTCTTCAAATACTTCCATCTGTGCCTGCTTGGCATACAGATTAAAATCCTGTGGAGAGATATATCCGTAGTTGTTCTTATTAGCAACGGACAGAACTGTATTCCTTACTGAGTTTATCATTTGCTTATTTTTTACAAATATAAAAAAAAGAGGGAATAAAATAAAACCCTCTTTTAAAACTACAAAATATTATTATTTAATTACACTAAAAATGTTTCCAACATCTTCAAGTAATCTAATCCTTCGTCACTCTTTAAATACTGTCCGGCAAACTCATAAGGGTCTTGTCCGTATGGTATTGAACACATTTTCTTCTTATTACTGGCAGTATTGAACCAAATCTCTTTATCACCATTACGGAATACCAATAACTTATTCTCAAAGAAGGTTTTGATTTTTGCCTGATAATTTAGTTCAGGGTCATTCATTATTTGCAAAAATTCTTTCGGGCTATTCTTAGCAAACACAAGAATATCTCTTCTTAGTTCCGCTGTAGTGACATAACTTGGGTCTCTGTCAAATAATACCCTTGTCATCATCTCTACCTGCTCTATGCTTAATTGTCTAGCTGCAAGTAAAGCATCTAACTCTAAATTCAAATCATCTACTTCTGCTTTAGCATCTTTCTCTTTATCTACTTCTTCAAATACTCTTCCATTGCCTGGATGGTAATGCAAAAACGCTTGTAATATAGGATTAGTCTTTGGTACTCTCAAAAAACCATCCTCAAATACTATTGGCTCTAAAATTACATTATTATCTTGCTCGTCTTCAAATGGAGACTTTTGATTAACAGCATATCTTAAAGACCTATTTATATTATTCTTTTCATCATACCATAACAAAGGAAATAAAGAACTATTTCTTGATGCTAGCGTGTATGACAATGGAGTTCCTAGTTTTAATTTATATACCTTATCTACAGGTACGGTTTTTTTAATCTCTGACATAATGATTTGATTTAATTAGATTTTTAAAAAGAGAGTGCCATTTCTGACACTCTCCGAAATATAATGGACTTACGACTATCCGAATCTGAACAATACGAAGTTGTTAGCACCAAGAGTACAAACACAACGCTCAGACAAGAAATGAACTTCCATAGCATCCAGGTCGCTTGTGTAAGCACCACCGGCAGAACCTGTAATCCAAGTCTTATAACGTCTGTCTTCTGCTTCTGTAGCACGATATCTAACGTGTAAGAATGGTCTCTTAGCGTTTTTGCCCATGATTTGGTCATAAACATTAGTAGAACCGGCAGGAACAAGAAGACCTGTTACTGTACCTGTAGCAGTAGCAGCAGCATTTGAAAGACCACCTCTCATGGTTGGGTCATTCAAATATTTCCAATCTGATTTGTAGAAGTCATAACCACGTCTGAAACCTGAGAAACCAAGATTCAAAGCCATAGTCATGTCATTGTCAAACAGACCGAAGGATGCACCAAATGAAGGAGTAGCAGGAGCAGCAGTACTTAAACCGTTAAGACCTGCAAGCATATTGTCAATAGCAAAACTAAATGCACGATTGACAAATAATACATTCTCTTCGATAGCACCTTGGAAGTCAAGACGTTGAACAATAGCATCAAAGTCAGCAAGAGTGTTAGGAATGCCTGCACCCCATACGTTACCACGGTTGTTAACAGTAAAGAAGATACCTTGAGAGCCAATGAAACCTGCTGTAGCAGCACCAGAACCGGCAGCAGCAGGAACGGCTTCAATCATAGCAGTCTCAAGATAGTCTTCAAAACGAAGTCTTGTCTCATGCTCTGATTTCAAGTACCAAAGGTATCCTGTAGCACCATTTTCAGTTGTTACCTCAACCCAACCAATTTGAGCCATGTCAGAACCGTTGACAGCATATCTATCTTTAAGGATGATTGGATTATTTTCAAAGAAGCTGTCTTCTGCTTCTAATGAACCATCCATTCCGGCAGTTCCTTTTCTAAATTCAGAACCATAAATAAATACTGTAAACTGAGCGTTAGCCACACCTGTACCGGCAACAACAAGACCACCTGCTTCGTAGAAAGCAACGGTAAAAGTGGTTGCACTCGGAACGGCTGTAACGATAGCTTTGTTAAATACGCCTGTTGCATTTACCTGAATCATAACAGTTTGACCTATACGAATAGCAACAAATGTTACGTTAGGGTCATTCACTTGAAATGTAGCTGTGTTAGCAGCAAGCAATGCAGCAGTACCTACTTGAGTGTACTTGATGTGCAAACGACCTTGTTCAGCCCATTTAACTTGGTCTGAATTAGAAGGCATCTCAGCACCTACCAAACGAAGGAAAGATGCGATAGTTCTGTTACCATAACGCTCAAATTCTTTCTCGTAAGTATCAGGAAGATACTGATTTAAAAAGTTGAAGTTAGTGATATAGTTTTGTTGTAAGGCTACACGTTCCGCAGCCGGTTGCAACGCATACGTTGGCGTTGCTAATAAATTACCTGCCATTGTTTTTTAAATTTTTAAAGTTTCCTAATGCTTTTAATTTTAAGACCTCTTCCATGATCCGGATTAAGTTCCTTCACTTGGAAGCCATCATTTGTTTTTGTTGCTTCAGTAGCCTTACGCTCAGACATATTTATATTTTTTGTCTTCTTCATAAGGTCATCCGTTGCATCTGCTTGACCTTGCTCATAAAAGAACTTGGCAAAGCGTTCTGGATTCATAGCAACAGCTAAAGCTCTATGATACCCTTGAGCATCTTTTATCATACCATTCTCATCCAGGAACTTCCCGATAAAACCAGAAGGATTAGAATGTAATCTTTTTAACTCATTGGCATCACCAGGGGAGAAAGAAACCTTTTTGTTGTTCAGATTAAATTCAAAACCTTTGAACTCTGAACCGAAAATTTCGTTTGTTTTTTGTTCAAACCATTCACGTTTACGGCTAATCTCCTCTTCGTAAGTTTTAGATTGCTTAATATATTGACGATACGATTCAAATTCCTCCTTCTCTTCTTTGGACATATTAGCCGGACTTGACTCAAGGGGCATTTTGTATTTCTCCTTCTGAGAATTAAAGAATTTCTTCGCTTCGTTAATAGCTTTCTTTCTTGCTATCTTAGTCTTCTTGATATGAGATTCATCATCGTAATCCTCATCATATCTATAGTCATCCATCATAGACTCAATGTCATCTTCATCAAGACCTTCTTGAGTGGATGCTAAATAGTCTTTTAACAATTGATCTTCTGGCATAGCATCAAAATCTTTTCTCAACTTGAGAAAGTCATCAAAACCTCTGCCTGTTTCTTTTTTATACTTCAAAAAAGCAGCAACATCTTCAGGTAGCTCTTCAGATTCTTTACGTTCTGACATTAACTCATCAAAAGAGTTTATCTGCTTGTTATATCTTTTACCTATATATGAAAGAACATCTTCTTCTCTTAGCTCAACCTCTTGAGGAGTATCCATTATAATCTGTGGCTCTTGTTGCTGATCCAAAGACTGTTCGTGCTTTTCGATAAGCTCTCTCTCTATTTCCTGAACGCTTTTAGGTTCGTCTAGCTTTACTTCTCTTACTTTAAATTCCATTTGATTAGATTTTATTTGACAAAATTATAAAAAATATTTTAAATTATATTTTATCTAGGATTAAATTCTGCTAAATCAAAGCCATCCAAACTATCTTCATTAGATTCAAAGTTCATTGGAGGTAGATTATTTTTCCTTTGGTTTATCAGTTTTGATTGTTGTGTATTTTGAATTGCTATCCTTTTCTTCTTCTCTTCCTCTTTCATCTTGTCTCTATCAGTCAAATTGCCTGATTCCATCTGATACATTTGCATATTGTACTGATATTCTTCAGCCATCAACTGAGATTTAAGATTAGCCTCAAATTGCATTTTTTGCA